GTTAGACATAGCCGCTGCTTCAACGGCTGTCCTTTCAATGGCAGCTTGGCTACCTCCAACAGCTTCTATCTTAACTATAGTATGGCTAGGTATTAGGATATACGAGTCAGATACTGTACAAAGTATAGTTAAAGGAACAAAAAAACAGCTTGACAACAAAGACTAAATGGTGTATAATAGATGAGTATACTTACTACTTTAATAGGGCCAATCGCTAACTTAGCTAAAGGTTATCTATCTAATAAAGCTGAAGAGAAGCAAGCTACACACGCTCGTAAGATGTCAGTGATTGAGAACGATGCTGACTGGGAGGCTAAGATGGCTGATGCCTCTAAAGATTCATGGAAAGATGAGTTCTGGACTATTGTCTTAGCTATACCTGTGTTCATGGTTGGTTACGCTATAGCTGCTAATGATGTTACTGTCATTGCTAGGGTAGTTACAGGCTTTGAAGCACTAGAGAAGCTTCCTGAGTGGTATCAATACTTGTTGTTTATAGCTATATCCTCTAGCTTCGGTATACGTGGCGCTAGTAAAATAATGGACATGAGGAAGTAAGAATGGCTTATGATTTTAGCAACGTCCCAGCAGAAGGCACAATAGGAAATAGATATTGGCGCGCAAATGCTAATCCGGGTTTGGTAGGTGCTTATGATGCTCAGAGGCTTGAAGAAGTAGACCCTATCCAGTCCGCTATCAATGGTGTGGATTCAACAGCGCCTGTGTCTTTAGGTGTTGATTCTTTAGATCAAGCAATAACTCCTCTTGACTCCAGCCGTACTACTTCTCAACTGTTCTCAGACTACGGTGCTGCTCCACAACAGGAAACCGCTGTTACTGCTGAGCCTGTAGCACCTACATCTTGGGTTAGCGGTGGCGCTCCTAACTTAAATGCGGAAGGTATTGACTTAAATAAAAAAATAGCTACTAACTCTTACGGTGGTGCTTTAAAGTATTCACAACTATCTCCTGAAGATCAGGCTGTTGTAGACGCTCGTAGAGCCTCTGAACAAACTTCATCACAAACTCCATATAAAGGCGCAACTGCTTTAATGAATGAAGTTGATTATGGAGTTGGTCAGCAATATGACTCTCCTGAAGAAGCTTTAAGTGCTTTCCCTTCTTTCTTAAGTGGTTTAAAAGAAAAGAGTGTCATAACAGACGCTGAGTTTAATACTAAAAACTATGACCCTTCTGAGTTCACAATGGCAGGTGTTAGTCCTGTAGGTGGCGTAAGTGGTCGAGCAGCTGAAGAATCTGCTGTTGATTATCTGACTAAAAACAACATCCCAATGTCTAAAGTAGTTGATGGTCAAACCCGTTACTTAACAACAGGCTTAGGCTCCAATGTTTTGTATGACATCCTTGGTGAAGAAACATTAAACAAAACTAACGGTGATAAAGGTGGCAGCTTTCAAGACACAGGGCCTATAGGTACATATAGCACAATACATGTTGATCCTGAAAGCCCTCTTAATAACCCTATATTAAATGTGTTAGGTGCCGTTATTCCTCCTTTAGGGCTTGCTATTACAGGTGTAAAAGCAGTTACAGGTGAAACACTACATGCAGGAGACTGGCTGAAGTTAGCAAATGCTGGCTTAGAGCAAGCGGGAGCTATTAAACCTCCTTCAGCAGGCGCTGGTGGTATGGGGCCAGTAGACAACGGTGTTGGTTTATTTGACACCACTTACGAGCAAACACAAAACATAATGGAAGCCGCTGCTGCCGCTGGTAGTGATGGCAACCCTGCTGAAATTTTAATTAAAGGTTTTGGTGTTACTGATGATGCTCTTGCTAGCGTAGGTTTAGATGAAGCAGCTTTTGATGATTCCATTGTAGACTACACAGGTTTTGTAGAAGGTGTAGAACAAGCAGCTTCTCAGGTAGCTAACGGAGATAGTATAGAAGATGCTATTAAAGGCGGCGTATTAGACTATGTTATTGAGTCAGAAAGTGACATAGACTTAGGCATTGTAACAGATGCTATTGACGCTGTAGGTGGCTTTCTTGATGACAACATCTTCCAGCCTATACTCGAAACAGTTGAAGCTGTAGACTTGGGCAGTATTGAAGATACTGTAAGAGACTTAGGCAGAGAGTTTGACGATGAGGTACTACAAGAAATTAAAGGTGGTATTGAAGAGTTTGCTCCACAAGTAGAAGACTTTGTTAAGACCGTTGGCGGTGGTGTTATTGATGTAGTAGAGACTGTGGGTGGTACTGCTGTAGATGCTGTAGAAACAGTGGGTGGTGAAGTTATAGACGCTTTGGAGCCTATCGGCACAGCTATTACAGACATAGCTAAAGTTACAGGTCAGACTGTTGAAGATGTTTTAGAAGGCGTAGGTGACATTGCTGGAGAACTCAGTGATGAAATAGGAGACGCTATAAAGGCAGGAGGAGACGCTCTAGAGGACTTTATCACTCCCATTGGTGAGACCATTGAAGACATCGCTAAAGCCACAGGATCGACCGTAGAGGACGTTCTGAAGGGTGTAGCCTCTGTTGGTGGAGAGATTATTGATGAGGTAGGTGAAGTAGGTCAAGATGTAATTGATGCTCTGGGCCCGTTAGGTGATACTCTTGAGGACATTGCTAAAGCTACTGGCTCTACAGTTGAAGATGTTTTAGAAGGTGTTGTTGATGTTGTTGAGACAGCAGGCGGCGTTACTGCTGATGTAATTAAAGAGGTTGGTGGTGAAGTACTTGATGCTTTAGAGCCTATCGGTACTCAGTTAGAAGACATTGCTAAAGCAACAGGATCTACTGTAGAAGATGTGCTTAAAGGTGTTGCAGGTGTAGGTGAAGATATCCTAAGTGGTGTAGGTGATGTAGGCCAAGACGTTATAGATGCGTTAGGCCCGTTAGGCACACAGTTGGAGGACATCGCTAAAGCCACAGGATCTACAGTAGAAGATGTTATCAAAGGTGTTGTTGATGTTGTTGAGACATCTGGTGGAGAAGTTATAGATGCTTTAGAGCCTATAGGCACAGCTATTACAGATATTGCTAAAGTTACAGGCTCTACAGTTGAAGACGTCTTAAAGGGCGTAGGGGATCTTACAGAAGATTTAGGTACTGGTCTTGTAGACGCTATCGAAACGGGTGGAAAAGCTTTAGAAGACTTCATTAAGCCTATTGGAGAAACCGTTGCAGACATTGCTAAAGCAACAGGATCTACTGTAGAAGATGTGCTTAAAGGTGTTGCAGGTGTAGGTGAAGACATCATTGGAGAAGTGGGTGATGTTGGTCAAGACGTTATTGACGCTCTTAAACCACTTGGTTCTACACTTGAAGACTTTGCTAAAGCTACAGGTTCAACATTAGAAGACGTCTTAAAAGATGTTGGCGGCTTAGGTGAAGATATCTTAAGTGGTGTTGCTGACGTAGGTAGTGACGTTATAGACGCTGTTAAAGCATCTGGTCTATCTACTGAAGGAATGTTGCAGACAGGTTTCGAAGGCTTAGCAGCACAACAAGCAGCTCAAGCAGCTGACGCACGTAGACTAGCAGTAGCCACTAGAACAACGGATAGTTTATTCTCAGACTTTAAAGGTTTTGAAACAGAGATAGGCGGTACTCCAATAGAACTTGTTGAATTAATACAGAGGAACAGAAGATGACCTATCTACAATTAGTGAACAGTGTGCTGCGTAGGTTGCGAGAAGACCAAGTAGCCACTGTAGAGCAAAGCAGTTACTCACAGTTAATTGGTGAGCTTGTAAACGAAGCTAAGGAGACTGTTGAGGATGCGTGGGACTGGACAGGTCTTCGTACTACTATTGTTGTGCCTACAGTAGCAGACACATCTACATATACTATCGTTGGCTCACAGAATAAACTAAAGATCTTAGATGTGATCAATGATACAGGTAATGTGTTCATGGCTGAGCGCGGTAACAGCTGGATGCGTAACTTGTTCCTTAACAACGATGCTCCAAAGAGTGAACCACAGTATTACAACTTAAAGTCTTTGGATGCTAATGGTGACAACGTATTCCAAGTGTATCCTGTTCCAGACAAAGTATATGATTTAAACTTTAATGTTGTACAGCGTCAAGGCTATTTAGTTGATGACAACGATAAACTTAAAGTACCTACAAATCCTGTTATCTTGTTAGCTACAGCATTGGCAGCAAGGGAGCGTGGGGAAACAGGTGGCACTGCTGCATTGGAAATGTTTGTGTTGTCAGACAAAGCTTTATCAAACGCTGTTGCTTACGATGCTGCTCAACATCCTGATGAAACTATTTGGACAACTGTATAATGGCTCAAGAACTCAAGCATGTAACTATCTCAGCGCCGGGATTTTTGGGTATTAATACTCAAGATTCTCCTATTGGCTTAGACCCTGCTTATGCTTCTATTGCTGACAACTGTGTTATTGATCAGCTAGGTAGAGTAGGTGCTAGACAGGGCTACAAAGAGGTTACGACTAACGGTGCTGCTGTTTTAGGCACTAGTCGTGGCATTGAAGCAATGGTAGAGTTTATCAGCAGAAACAACGTAACAACTGTGTTTTCAGCGGGTAACCTTAAAATCTTTACTGGTACGACTACTCTAGTTGAGTGTACACTTCCTGTTGGTTATACTATTTTAGATAACGATTGGAAAATTGTTTCATTTAATAACGATGTTTACTTCTTCCAGAAAAGCCATGCTCCTTTAGAAAGTGTTGGAGGATCAACAACGCTTACACTTTTAACAACTTCAGGCGGCCATCAACCGCCACAAGGTAACGAAGTGTTAGCCGCGTATGGCCGCTTGTGGTCTTGTGATTTAAGCTCTAATAGATACACCGTTTACTGGAGTTCTTTACTAGCAGGTAACGACTGGCACGGAGGTTCATCAGGCTCTGTAGATTTAACTACTGTATGGCCTAGTGGTTATGACGAAGTAGTCGCGCTTGCAGAGCATAACAACTTCCTGTTGGTCTTTGGTAAGAAAAACATTATTGTTTATTCAGGTGCTACGAGCCCTAACTCAGACCTTACACTACACGACACTATTGAGGGTACGGGTTGTATTGCTAGAGACTCTATACAGTCAACAGGTACAGATTTAATCTTCCTATCAAGCCGTGGTGTAATGTCTTTAGGTCGCCTTCTTCAGCAAAAGTCTTTGCCTTTAGGAGACATCAGCAAGAACGTGCGTACAGACCTGCTAAGTTTTGTAGAGATTGAAGCACACTCTAATGGTCACAGAGAAGCTATTAAAGCTGTCTACAGCCCAATACACGCTTTCTACTTGTTGACATTACCTACTAGTAAAATTGTGTATTGTTTTGATGTTAGACAGCCACTAGAGAACGGGTCTTTTCGAGTCACCACGTGGTCATCTTTAGAGCCCACAGCCTTTACTATGTTTGCTGATGATACTCTGTACATGGGTCATAACGAAGGGATTATAAGCTACGGTGGCTACCTCGATGGTGACACACAGTATCAACTACGTTACTTCAGCAACCCAAATGACTTCCAAAGTCCTGCTAACTTAAAGTTCTTAAAGAAGTTTAACTTGACTATTATTGGTGGTCAGGCCACGCCAACTACTCTTAACTGGGGCTATGATTATACCTCCACTTATACTAAGCAAGAGTTTACTTTTGGTTCTAGTAATATAGCAGAGTTTGGTATTTCAGAGTACAACACAGATGCAGAGTACACAGCGTCTATTGCTATACAAACACCAAAAGTAAATGGAACTGGCAGTGGCTCTGTCGTAACCATTGGCATTGAAGCTCAGATTAACAGTGCTGCTTTTTCTATTCAAAAAATTGACATACTTGCTCTTATAGGGAGACTTATCTAATGGCTTTAAATCAATCGGCTTTTAATCAAGCTTTAACTACACCCATGCAAAACGTAAGTCCCACTACAGGGTTTAATCAAACAGCTTTCAATCAAGCTGCTCAAACAGGTGCTAATACGGTGTCCGGTATGTTAGGCATGACAGGTGCTGGTTCAAACACTGGCGGCTTTTTTAACGGTCTTTTAGGTGCTGGTGTTGATTATTACGCAGGACAGCAGGACATTGACGCAGCAGCTCAGTTTGGTCAAATGTCTAATCAAGCTGCACAGCAAATGGGACAACAAGCAGTACAAGGCACAAGTTTTAAGCCTTTCTCTGTAACCACAGGCGCTGGCACTACAACTACTACACCTACAGGTGGCTTTAACTTGGGTCTATCACCTGAGCAAGCAGCAATGCAAGCACAGTTGACACAACAAGCTGGTGGTTTGTTTGGTGGTGTTACAGGAGACGTAGGCCAAGCTAGTCAAGACATCTACAATCAGATTAGAGCTATTCAGAACCCGCAGGAACAGCGTGATCAGTTGCGTCTAAATGAAGAGTTGTTTGCTCGTGGTCGTGGTGGTGTATCCTCTGCACAGTATGGTGGTCAAGGTGCTGAACAGTTTGGTTACAATCAAGCACAACAGGAAGCAATGAATCAAGCAGCTTTCCAAGCACGTCAAATGGCGCTAGGTGAGCAGGAACAGCAGTTGGCTTTAGGGCAGGGTCTCTTAGGCCAAGCATACGTCCCACAGCAGCAACAGCTTGATGCCCTTACCGCTGGTACTGATATTTCTAACATTGCAGGCACAGGACAACGTCTGGGCGCTCAGTTACAGGCTGAGCTTGGTGGCACCGGTCTTGAGGCTTTGTTGCGTAGTTATGAGTCAGGACTTGCTGGAGAACAAACACAACGGAACCAGTTGGTTGACTTATTGCTAGGTAGCGGTCAAGGAGCAAACGCTGTAGAAGGTTTACTAGGTGGTTCAAGCTTAGGTGGTTCTCTTGGCGCAGCAGTTGGCGTTGGTGATGCACCCACACCTCAGTGGATTAAAGATTTGGGCAATGATGCTAAAAGCTGGTTAGGACTTTAAGGAGAATACTGATGGCACAACAAGACATTACAGGTTTATTAACAGGTATTTTTGCTGGTGATGAAGCGGCTCAGACTCAGAAGCTTTTAAGTCAGAAAGCAGTAGCGCAAAACCCTAATTTATTAGCTACCGCACAAACTCAGATCGGTCGTGCACCTGAGCAGTTGGCTCGTATGCGTCAAAACGTAGGCGGTATGTTTGGTCAAGACTTACGTAGTTCTGGAGAGAAAGTTCAAGAGCAGCTACAGGGTCTAGATGTAACTACGCCCATGGGTCAACGACAGGCGGTAGAGTTAGTTTCTCAAATCGATCGTGCAAAAGCCTTGGCTTTACAGCTACAGTTTGACGATAGAAATAAAGCAGAGCAACTAGCCGCTGAGACTCTTGAAATTGAACGTGAAAAATTAAAAAAGTCATCACGTAAGCTAACGGACGCTGACAACAAACGCATTGCAGACTCAGAAGAGGCTGCCGGTACGTTTGGTAGTGCTTCAAGAAGTGCCACCGCTCAAGCTTTACGTTTTGAAACAGAAAAACCTACTGGAGGTTTCAGAGGTAGTGCTTATGAAGGGTTTAAGAACTTTTTTGGAACTCAAGATGATATTTCCGCACTGAAGACAGCGTTTACAGAAGTAGTAAACACAAACATTATTAATTCTTTACCTCCCGGAGTTGCTTCGGATAAAGATATTGCAATGGCAATGAGCGGTTTTCCTAATAAAGACTGGAGCCACACTCAGATTGCACAGTGGTTGAGAGGGCGTGCAAAACTTACTGCCTTTGCCGCTGAAAAAGAAAAGTTAAAATCTAAGTATTTAAATGACAAGAGTGGTAATTTGTCAGGCTTTACAGAGATGTGGGATAACTTGAGAGAATCTGACGGCTACAAAGAAACAGTAGCACAAGCTTACAATCTTCCGGGTTACGCTATTCCCGCAAAACCAGTGTCTTTCGACCAAACAGTTTTTGACTCCCTACTGGAGAAAAACAAGTCTCGTCAACCTAGTGGTCGAAATGCTCCTAGAGCTAAAGTGGAGGCTCTTTAAATGTCAACAAGTAGAACACTACCCTCTGGGCAGGTTATTGAAAACGTCCCAAGTAGCGTTACTGATACTCAGTTTAAAGAATACGCGCTACTTCAAGGTCTCGCTACTGAAGCAGATTATAACATGGATAGGGAGACAAAAGCAGACTATCTTTCAACAGTAACGGAAATTGGTGGAGGAGTAGCTGGAGCGATGTACGGTGCTTCTATTGGTACTGCTATGTTTCCGGGAGTGGGTACAGCTATAGGCGGCATTATAGGAGGAGGCTTAGGGGCTGCTGCTGGTTATTTTTCAGGAGAAGTGGCAGAGTCTTATGTTGAAGATAGGGATTTTAACGTAGAACAGGCAACAGACGAATCTATTAAGGCAGGCCTGACGGACGCCGCTTTTGGTGCAGGCTTTGGCGTAGTTGCTAAAGGTTTAAAAACAATATATAAACCAGTAAGAGAAATTTTTCAGCCTACTTACTTTGGCTCAGCAGGTGAGGAAAGCGCGGCTAGTGTGGCTTTAGCTATTAAAAGAGGAGAAACTACCTTAGAAGAAGTAGCTGCTTCTGGTAAGTATCCTCCTGAGTATATGGAAACTATTGTTCAAAACATTGCTAAGAGAGGAGAAGAGTTAGAGACTGCCGTAGAGCTTAACAAAAAACTTGCAAGAGAAGGTACTCAGCTAATGCCAACACAGGCTGTTCCTGAGTATACAGTGGGTAACCTTGCTCAAGACTATGCTTCCTCGTCTATTTTTATGGGTCGGCTGTACGATGACATTCTTCAGAAACAAGACGACTACATTAAAAAGCAGTTTTCGGAGATTTTAGGGAAGACAACTGACGATAAAACTAGAGAAGAGACTGGTATGGCTATTGCTAATTTAGTTAAAGACTCTGATACTGCTCTAACTAAAGTTGTTACGCCTTTATATCAAGCAATTGATAAAAAAGGCAGCTTGGCTTTAAAAACTGGTAATGTTAAGAATGGAGCTAGAAGAACATTTAACGCTAAAGGTACTGGCACGACTGCACAGAAAACAGTTCTTAACTACATTGAAAACATAAACACAGCGTTATCTCCAAAAGAAGTATATAAAGAACTTCGTAAACTGAGAGAATTAAGTTCTAGTGTTAGTAATGATGGTGTAGCGAGGGCCATGCTCAACGGCGCGATGAAAAACCTTAACAACACCATGAAAACAAACAAAGGTTTTGTCCGACCTACTGAAGCTATCAAAAGAGGAGCAGACGCTCTTGATGAGCTTATTACTCAGCAAGGAACAACAGGTATTTCAGGAGCACATAAAAAGATAGCAGAGAAACTTAAAAACATGAGAGAGAACATGTCTTTCTCTGAAGCTCACGTTGAGCTATCTACTCTCAAAGCAATGCAAAGAGATGCTGCACGTTCTGTAGGTGAGAAAAGTAGTAAAGCTGAGAAGCTTATTAACGAAGCCATTACTGACCTTACTAAAGCTATGGATAGAACTGCTGATGTTTTTTCTCCGGCGTTGAAAAGAGACTATGACACTGTTAGAAACCTATACAAAGAAGGAATCGAAACAATACACGGAAAGTGGATTACAAAAGCTTTAAAGAAAGACAACGTAGCAGACATTGGTCAGTACCTAGTAAAGGCAGGAGAAGAACTAGCTGTAAAGGACGTTAAGGCACTACTAGCTAAAGCTAGAGAGTTAAAAGTAGACACTCAAGGTAACAGCCTGTTAGAAAGTATTGAAAAAGAGTTTATTAACAACCTTTTTCCTACAGGTTCCGCACAGAGTGGAAAACAGTTCATGGAAAAAATGAACCAAGGTAAGTTTGCAGACACTTTTAATGCTATTGTAGGTAAAGAGAAAGGAGAAAAGCTAGTTCAATTAGGTAAAGAGATTGAACTAATGGAGAAGGGGGTTAAAGGTTCTGAGTCAGCTTTGTCGTTATCTGTAAAGTCAGGAGAAATTGCAGCGGCAAGAAGCCCGACATTCCTGTCGTCTATACTTTATCCTGTTTTTGGATACTTAGCTAAAAACCAGTTAAGCTCAAAAACTATCACCAAGAAACTTAACTCTGTTCGTGCCATTAATAAATCTCTACAAGAAGGAAAACCTATGCCAAAAGGAGCACTAAATTCTTTAATGGACGGTCTTCCTAAATACGCAATAGCAGGGGGCGCTGGGCTTTCAGGAGCAGCGATTAATCAAAATCAACAGTAATAAAAAAGGGGCCACTTAAGGCCCCTTAGTTTTACTACACTTTTACGTACCAATAAATGCTAATTCACTACACTTATTGCACCCTAAACTATCTCACAAGC